CGATTGCGCCAAGAAACACGGCTACCGCTCAGCATCCCTGCGCGAACTCGGTCTGATTCGCGTCAATCTGCGCTCTCAGGAACGCTTCAAAAGTGGCGTATTTTGGTCGTGTGAGCAGTCCGCCTCTTACGCTTTCTACGCGTGGTATCAGTACTTCGGCACTGGCATTCAGGGCACCATTCTCAAGCACCGCAAGCTTAGCGGCGTGCTCGTCCGCAGTTTAGAAATTCTGTAATTTAATTATTTGGTTTTCATCAGCATGGCACTCCACACCACTTTGCCGATTTACAAAATGGCCTATGACCTGCTCAGGGTTGTCACTGAGTTGGTCAAGAACATGCCTCGTGACTTCAAGCAGGCCGTTGGCGTGAAAATCTCCAGTGAGTCAGTCGAGATTGTGATGCTCGTGTTCCGCGCGAATTGTGCGCGTGACAAGACTCCCTATCTCGACGAACTGCTCGAACGCCTTGAGGTAGCGAATCTGCTGCTTCGCCTCTCATTTGACAGTCGGGCTATCTCAACCAAGCAGTATGCAAAAGCAGTTGAGATCACCGGTAGGAGAACGAAATGAAACCAGAGCAATTGAAAGAATTGGCAGATCGAATCGACCATGAACAACTGTGGCGCAGGTCAGCTTTAGATAGGGATGAATTTACCCAAGAGCAACGGGACCGCCTCGATGCTGGTGTTGAGCTGCGCCGATACTCCAGCCAGCTTGGATTGGCCAACGACAAGCGCAAGGAAGGATCTGAGTATATGCGCGGTTTCAAGTTGGAGCGGTACCAGGGGGGGACTTATCACAGCGGATGTGGCGACCATGAATGGCATGTCGCTATCAATGCATACAGCGATGCGGAGCGAAAGGATCGGATGCCATCGGTTGGATGGATGTACACCGCCAAGCGGGTTGCAGATGAGGTGCCGCGAATGATCATGCTATTTGAGTATGAGCGGAAAAAGCAGCTGAGCAGTAGCTTCAAGATGTGCGGGCACGATCCACGCCCGGGTGTTCAACTTCCTGACAATCACTTGAGGTGCGCTCTGGGTAAGGAATGCCGGGCATGCCCACACCTCGCATCCATCGATTCACACGAGAAGATGACTCCGGAAGCAAAGGATGAGGCAAAGGCTTGGACCTGCGCCACGCATATCCTGCTGGAATCAGAAACGGACAGCTATATCGAGACTTTCCTGCGGGATAAGTCAGATGATGCTTTTGATGATCGATTGGCCCAAAGTTTTTCCGCTGAATACTAATCAGTAAAACAAATAACAGAACAGCACCAACCGGCTGGGCGAGGCCGAGTGGGTTTGAAAACGAATCAACAGGGACAAACAATATGCAGCAGGCTGCCAACAATACCTCTGACACATTTCAAAATGTGAAACGTGCAGTTGATCTCGCCGATTACATCGAAAGCCAAGCATCATCAAAGCGCGTAAAGAAGGGTTCGTCGGTATTTTTTGAACCTGCTCCGTGCTGTAGCCACAACGAATGCTTCCATTTATGGAAAGACGATACGGCCTTCAAGTGCCAGTCGTGCGGGGTTGTCGGTGATGTTTTTAACTATGCCGAAGATGTGCAAGGCATGGATAAAGGAGCCGCCCTGCGCTACGTGGCCGACTGGGCAGGCGTGACGCTGCCAGACCTGCATAAAACCGCCTCACCAGATGCCAAACCCAAGCCTGAAAACCGCCTACAGACCGTTCTGGAGGCCGCGATCAAGCATTACCAGTCTTCCCTGGCTGAGCGCGCCGATGTGATGGAGTGGCTCACAGCCGCCAAGCCCGCCGGGCGTGGGCACAAGGTGACCACGATCCAGACAATGGAGATCGGTTGTTCCGATGGCAAGCTGGCCGAGGCGCTGGGCAAGCAGGGTATTTCGCTGGACGATGTGAAGGCGGCAGGCCTGTACGTCGAGAGCAAGAAAACCCCCGGCGAGTGGCGCGATTTCTTTGTTCCCGGGCTGGTGATCTTCCCGCACCGCCTGCCATCCGGCGAGGTGGCGCATTTCACGCTTAAAGACCCGAAGAAGAAGCTGGACTACCAGTTGCGCGCCGAGAACCGCATGGATGGCTTCTTGTGGGGCAACCAGAAGGCGATCCGGTCGGAGACGGTGATCCTGCTGGAAGGCGAGAATGATCTGGCATCGATGTTCGACGCCGGGGTGAAAAACGCGCTGGCCAGCCTGGGTCAATTGTCGGATGAGCAGATGCGCTGGATGGATACCCAAGCCAGCGGAAAGACGGTGATCACCTGGTTCGACTACGACACGAAGTGGGGCGACAAGGGGCAACCGCCCGCCGGGATGAAGTACACCCGCAAGATGTACCAGCGGCTGCTGCGCAATCCGGACTGCAAGGTGATGGTTGCCAGCGGCCTGATGGAGCCGGGCGAGGATCCGGACGATTGGATACAGAAGGACATGGAGAGCGCGCCAAAGCGCATTCAGGCGGCGCTGAAGAAGGCAATGAACCCGCTGTTGTGGGAACTGCGGGTGATGCCGGCAGACGTGCGCGAGGATGCCGATTCTTGCCTGCGTTACCTGACCGAGATCGAGTTCTTCGAATACCTTTCGCTGCTGGAGGAGCTGCAGCGCGACGCGGTGATCGTGGAGATGCAGAAGCTGGGCTTCTCGCGCGATGCGGTGATGTCCGGGGTGAAGGAAAGCTACGGCCTGCTGGAACAGTTGACGGCGGTGCTGGACAGTTACAACGGATCGGGCAAGTCGGACGGATACAAAAAGACCTGTTCGGTGGCGGTGTGGGACTATTTCCGCCAGCGCGGGCGCTTCTTTGTAAGCGGCGACCGGCTGTGCCTGTTTTACCGGCACACCATCTACACCATCGGCGACAACGTGCCTTTCAAGGCGCTGATGCACCGCGAGGCTGGGCTTAACATCAAACAGGAGGTGAGCGGCTTCATCCTTGAGGAGTTGAAGGCGCTGACCTACAGCCGGGGCGATAAGCTCTCTGAATTCGGCTGGATATCGCTGCTGGCGGACGAGACCGGGCCGGTGCTCTATCTGAACCTGAAAGACGCAGCCAATCGCATCCTGAAGGTGTCGTGCGATGGCGTGGACATCGCCGAAAACGGCACCAATCCGCACAATGTGCTGCTGGCCGAGTCCAGCCAGATGAAGTCGTTCCGCTACGATCCGGACGTGAACATCGGCCAGGCGATGCGCGAGATGAAGGCGCTGGTGCTGGATAGCATGGCCTGCGACCCTTCGCAGCGCTATCTGGTGCTGGCGTGGGCTTTGTCTGCCTTCCTGATGCCGCTGACCTCGGCCAAGGCGTTGATGAAACTGGAAGGCGGCTCCGGATCCGGCAAGACTTCCGCCGCCGAGGTACTTTCCCTGCTGCTCTACGGCGAGAACATGGTGGGCAGATCGTCCACCGCCTCCGACTACTCCATGGCGGCCACCGAGCCGCTGATCATCAAGGACAACCTCGAAACCGACGACCTGCACCGCAACGCGCTCAACTTCCTGCTGCTGGCCGCCACCGGCGCCACCAACATCAAGCGCGAGCAGGGCACGCAAAGCGGAGTGGTGACCGAGAAGATCAACTGCCTAGTGGCGATCACCGCCATCGAGCCTTTCAGCAAGCCGGAGCTGATCAACCGGGCGTTCATCATCGATTTCCACAAGCGTTACCAGCGCATGGACTTTGTGAAAGATGAAAACGCCCGGGTGCTGCTGGCCAAGCGCGACGACATCCTGTCTTCCTGGCTGCTGTTGCTGTCCGAGAAGGTGCTTCCAAGCCTGGGCGACCGCGGCAAGATCATCCAGTACATCCGCGAGCACCATAAAGACTTCAGCAAGGACCGCGTTTCCGAGTACATGGCGCTGCTGGTGCTCATCGCCCGCGCGCTGCTGAAATACATGCCGCTGACCAACGAAATGAAGCTGGACGCAGGCGATCGCGCGCCGGAATACGTGCTGCTGGATGCCTGGGTGAAGTACCAGAACGAGCACAGCCGTCTGATCGAGCAAGGCACCAACGCCGTGTTGCAACTCATCGACGGCCTGCGCCGCGTGTTCCTGATCGACTACAGCCGCAAGGAAGCCGAGGCAGTGGTCGCCGATGGGTTGTTTGGCCACAACCAGAAGAAGCTATGGTGTGAGCTGATGGGCGTGGTGGTGTGGCGGGAAGAGGTACCCGGTGAAACAAACCCGTTAAAGACCAGGCAGACGTTCTATTTCGAAGCGAGCACAGCCGATCTTCTGTCCATGCTGAACCGCTACGGTCGCGAATACGGCGTCAAGGTGCCGTTCACCAACGCCAAACAGCTAGGCGTGCGGGTCACGAACGAAATGGACACGTTGAAGCGGGCGGGGTGGGAGATGGAACAGATAAAGGTGGTGCATGGCAATCGGATTACGAGGTGGCGGTGGACGGATGGGGGGGAGGAGTGATTTATTTCGGGGATTGTCGAGACACCATGCGCAACATGATAGCGCAGGGCGTGAAGGTGCAGATGTGCGTGACCTCACCGCCATACTACGGACTGCGCGATTACGGGCACCCTGGTCAACTCGGGATGGAAAGCACGCCATCTGAGTACGTGGATTCAATGGTTGAAGTGTTCAGTCTAGTGCGGCAACTACTGGCCGATGATGGTGTTTTGTGGTTGAACATTGGTGACAGCTACGCTAGACCGGGCGGTACAACAGACAACACAGCAGATAAAAGGAGTAGATCGATTGCACACATGCATGAATCTCAACGGAGATGTGTAAAACCTCCAAATGGAATAAAACACAAAGACCTAATTGGTATTCCTTGGATGCTTGCCTTTGCCCTTCGCGCTCATGGTTGGTATCTGCGCCAGGACATCATCTGGCACAAGCCGAACCCGATGCCAGAGAGTGTGACAGACCGATGCACCAAGGCGCATGAATACCTGTTTCTGTTGAGCAAGAACGAGCGGTATTACTGGGACGCAGAAGCAATGCGCGAACAAGCGGCACCAGCTTCGCTTGAGCGGTGGGCGCAGAATGTCGAAGACCAAACCGGAAGCGACCGCGTACCCGGTAAAACGAACGGCAACATGAAGGCCGTAGGCGGACCACGCAGCAGGCGAGACAGCTTTAAGCGCCAGGACAGCAAGCGGGCTGAAGTGATACCCGGCCAAAAGGCAGGAACTCACCGGCCCGACCGCGACGAAAGTGAATGGGACACGGCAACGCGGAACCGCCGCAGCGTTTGGACGGTGCCGACCGTACCCTATAAAGGCGCGCACTTTGCCACCTTCCCTCCGGCGCTTATTGAACCATGCATCCTCGCCGGATCTCGAGTTAATGACATCGTGCTTGATCCCTTCATTGGCAGCGGTACAACCGGGGAGGTTGCACAAAACCTGGGGCGTAAATGGATCGGTTGTGAATTGAATCGATCTTATGCCTCACTCCAAAACGAAAGGACAGCGCAGACCTCGCTGGTATTCACATGATGACCACCACAATGCGATTTAAGCCGTTTTTCATACTACCTTGGTACCTTTTCCTATCCCCAGGAAGCTCACACAGTAATACCCACCGGCGCACCCAAAACCCATGCGGAAGCATCTCTCCCGCGCCGAAGGCGCGGCATGCATTTAAGCGGGTGGAGGGGGTCGCCGCGTCTTTTTCCACTTTTTTTGGCCTGTTTTTGAGGCCAAACCCTAATATCTCTCCAGCACTTGCACCCTTGCACCCAAATGATATTAAATTATTGATTTTATTTATATATATTTGGGTGCAAGTGAGGGTGCAAGTTGGGTGCCTCGGGTGCAAGATGGGTGCAAGTTGGCTTTTACTCAAAACCATCTTGCACCCTCCAATATGTTGTTTTATTGGATGTTTGTTTCAGGGTGCAAGTGATTGGGTGCAGGTGACCAAATCACTTGCACCCAAGGTCAAACCCAATAACGGCGCGGGTTTCAGCCGATTTGGGTGCAAGGGTGCAAGTTGTGGAAAGGTGTATGGGTGAAAAAATGGACGATTTGATCAATAGTTTTCTGGAATTCAAGCAACACAACGCCGGACGATCAGAGCGAACAGTGCAGGTGTACCGGCTGGCGCTGAATCGCCTGGTCGAGTACTTCGGCGACCGCGATCCGCTGCAGGCCACTCACGACGATCTGGTGGTGTTCTCCGGCATCTGGCTGCACAAGCGCGGCCTCACGGATCCGCTGAGCCGTCGACCACACGTAGCCGCCATCCGCGAGTTCTACAGCTGGCTGCTGAACAATAAGCACATCAAGGGTAACCCGGCGGCCGGCGTCCCTTACCCAAAGACCGGGCGGAAGATCCCGCGCGTGATGACCATGGCCAGCGCGGAGAAGATGATGTGGGCGCCGGACTTCACCACATTTGAGGGAGTGCGCGACGCGGCGATGCTGGGGCTGCTGATTGGCTGCGGCCTGCGGGCATCAGGCCTTTCCATGCTGAATGTGAGCAACGTGATCGAGGACGAGCTGGACGGAAAGGTGCGCCTCACCCTGAAGGTGCTGGAGAAGGGGAACAAGGAGCGCTTGATCCCAATTCCGATTCAGGCAGACATGCTGCTGCGCATCTATATGGGGCATGAGGACTTGGCTGGCATCGATCGCACCCTGCCAGACGGTGACCAGGTGCTGTTCATCAGCACGATGAACCGCACCTGCACGATTGATGAGTACAGAGGAGAGCGGCGCCGGATGGGGCGTAGATCGATCTGGGACATGGTTTCACGATATGGCAGACGGCAGGGTGTATCCCAAGAGCAGCTGCACCCACACGCAATGCGCCACCTGTTTGGCACTGAGCTCATTGAGAACGACGTGCACATGCTGCATGCACAGCAGCTTATGGGGCATGCCGACGCCAAGAGCACGGCGATCTACAACCATACAGCCAGGCGCAAGCTGACCAGAGAGATGGACCGCGCCAATCCTCTGGCCAACATGCACACGCCAGTGAGCGACCTCTTAAAGCAGTTGGGCAAGAAGGGCTGACACCATGCATCGATCAACGCATTCGAGTCGTTATAGCCGGACGCAACTCACAGTAGGGGCACCACTGAACTATGTTTGAAGAGAGGGGAAGCCGTCAGGTATTAGGCAAAGCTGTACGCCAGTGCACTGTCGGCAACTCGTCACGATATCGGGCTAAATCAAGCTGTATCACGCAACTGTTTGAACTTCGTGATCTAGCCAGAAAGCGAAGTTCAGGACGTAACAATAAGGGGGAAGAGATGAGCAGGAAGAGAGGAAAGCGAAGTTCAGAGCAGGGAACTGCCAGCCGGTGTCCACTTACCCATGACATGTTCGGAGGGGTGGGGGGTCGGCAGGCTTCCCCAGGTCCATCCCATAGGGGGGGTGGGTACCAGAATAAATGCACTGTTCTAAACTTTGACCAAAACGCCGCCGAAAAAAAACGCGACCCGCGACTTATTGAGTTGAAAGAGATGGGATTACAGCGCGAATGGCTTGATGTTGCTGATGCTATTGGTGTTGATGATTTTTTAAAAGTATGGCGCATTCTGGATGCGAGCTCGTCGGCGCACTCCCGCAAGGGTGAGGACGGGCGACTGATGATCCCAATTCGCTGCTACAGCGCGTTCCTTCGTTACCAACGCAACCGCTATGTTGAGTCCCTTGACGCTATGGGGATGAAACCACCAGAAATACAACAGAAGCTCAAGGACCAGCTCTGTGAACACATCAGCATTCGTCACATTTCACGCTTGGTGCAGCCGGAATAGAATCGACCATGTCCAAACCAACAGCAATCATCTACGCGCGGGTTTCAACCCAGCGCCAAGCCGACGACGGGCTTCCGGTCGATAGCCAGATCGAGCGCGGGCATAGCAAGGCGCTGCTGCTGGACGCCGACGTGCTGCGCGTGTTCACCGATGCGGGGATATCAGGCCGCACCGACGAGCGACCGGCCTTCCAGGACGCTGTGCGCTACTGCAAGGCCCATGGAGTGCAGTTCTTCATCTGCTGGAGTACATCCCGCTTCGCCCGCAACAAGCTGGACGCCGCCCTATACAAGCGCGAGCTGGAGAAATCAGGCACGCGAGTGGTCTACGTTAGTGTGGATTTAGACAACCGCACCGACTCCGGCTGGATGCTGGAGTCGATGATGGAGATTTTCGACGAGCATTACAGCCGCCAGGTGAGCAGCGACACCCTGCGCAGCATGATCAAGAACGCCAGCGATGGGCACTTCAACGGCGGGCGCGTCCCGCTTGGCTTTTCCACTGTGCTGGACGGCAAGCGCAAGCGCCTGGAGATCAACGAGTCAGAGGTGGTGCTGGTGCGCGATATTTTCGCGATCTACATCGGCGGTGACGGTGCAAAGACCATCGCCACGGTATTGAACCTGCAAGGACGGCTGAACAGGGGCAGGAAGTGGAGCAAAAGCACCATCCTCAACCTGCTGCGGAACATGATCTACACCGGGCACGTCGTATTCAACCGGACAAACAACACAACCGGCGCCGCGCGCCCGCGCGAGGAATGGATCATCACCAAGAGCCACGAGCCAATTATCGACGAGGAGATATTCATGGAAGCGCAAAAACTGATCGAAGGCCGCGCGCCATGCGACGGCGGAGGGTCCCCGCACAGCGGATTCGTGTTCACCGGCCTGCTCAAGTGCGGAAAATGCGGCGCATCCCTGCAGATCGAGAGCGCCAAGGGGCGCGGGCGCTATTACCACTACTACAACTGCAGCGCCAGCCAGAAAGGCACCGGATGCAGCTCCAGACGCATATCCGCGCCAGAGTTCGACGCATGGCTGGTCGATTCCGTGATGAGCCGGATCCTTTCCAAGGAATCCATCACCGAAATGATCAACGACATGCATGAACTCACCGGAAAGTGGATAAAAGAGCGCGCAGCCCGCCGCGCCGATACCGTTAAAGACCTGCGCGACACCGAAACCAAGCTGCAGAACCTGTATTCCGTGCTGGAGCTGCACGGCAAAGACGCCCCCAACCTGGGAGACCTGACCATCAGAATGCGCGAACTCAAGGCGCAGCGAGACCAGTTCGAGGAAAAGCTGGTGCGGCTTGAGGAAGAAGAGATGCCGGATGTCTCGATAGGTGATATCGAGATCCAACAGATGACCGAACTGATGAGGGAGATCGTGGCGACCACGGACGACGCAAAACGCCTGCGCCAATTCTTCTCCACCTTCATCGAAAAGGTGGAAGTGAACGCCGACGGAGCGGTGATCTACTACGACCGCTCAAAAGTAATGAACCGTGCCGGTGTCGACACGGTTCATAGTAAAGAAAACTGGCTCCCCGACCGGTTCTTGCTACGAACCAAATTCATTATAATCCCCTTCCCTGACCGTTTCATCAGAAAGGTAGCTTGAGATGAATAATGTCCCAAACGGGTTTTACTGGTACAGAGGTTCGTTAGAACTATGTGAGCCAGCAGACTTTCCAGAAGGAAAGTGGCGAGTTATCGAGGTTGATGACGGTACTGTCTATGCATTTGGCAGTGAAATGCCCCACAAAATTTCCGACCTTCATGGCGACTTGATCGCCAGTCGTATTCAAGAACCATCCCTGATTTAAAGCCACTTTCCAGCCTGTTTTTGACTTGACCGCACCGCTACTGTGCGGCAATGGCACAAGATCGCTCCAAACCCCTCACAGAGATCACATTCCACTGCAAGCAGCCGAGCTGCTGCCGTTCGTTCAAGGCGGAGCCTGGGCGGGTGGTGGAGGCGCTTGAGCAGGAGCATCACCCGTTCCAGTATTTCGCGAACTGCCTGAGCTGCGGCACGGAGTGCGAGCAGGTTTATTGGGAACGGAACGCGATGAAGGCTTGGACGAAGGCGACCGGGCCGAAGACTGAGGCAGGCAAGGCGGCGACGGCTGCCAATCTGGAAGGACACCCAACAAAGGAAGAATCACTGCGGACGCGGTTCAATGCCATGAAACATGGGCTGAACGCGCGGACGGCTACGTATTTCCCGGCGAAACCGGACGGGTATCCATTTTGCAACGGGTGTGACGTAGACCGGGTGCACTGCGCTTCGCAGTCTGCGTGCGTGAAGAAGACCGAACTGTTCATGTTGCATCATGCGGCTTTCGAGCAGCGCAATCCTAAACATCTCATGGGGATTTATGCTGACCAACAGGCGGCGATATTCGCCTTGGTGCAGCAGATCATCCAGACCATCGTGGCGGACGGGGTGAAGGTTGAGCAGGTGGTGTGGGATAAGGATGAGGAAGGGAATATCCGCGTCGCTGAATACATCAACGAGAAGGGTGAACGAAAGATACTGCGCACCAGTATGGAGGCTAATCCTCTGTTCAAGCCTTTGGCTGAGCTGCTGAGCCGCGCCGGGCTTACGCTTTCGGATATGGGTATGACGCAGAAGGTGATCGAGGCGGAGGAGGATGCTTTCGGCAGGCTGGAGCAGGATAGCCAGGAGCAGGAGGCGGCGAACCAGTTCCGCCAGCGCACTGTGGAGCTGCTGGCCGGGATGGCGGACAAGGTGCAGCGTGCGAACAAGTTGACTGAGCATGATCCTAAGCTGATTGAGTATCAGCAGGGTGGTGGGGCGTGAATACGAATGAACTTCGTCGAGTTATTGAGCAATCCAAACCTGATCCTCGCTATCAGGTTTGGATTGATGAGTTAGCGCGCGACTCAACCACATCCAATAATCAACCAAACCGCAAGGAACGGCCCGCTGCATCGAGGCGTGAAAAAAGGGCGAAGAAGTGAGCCGCGTCACCGCCAGCGACCGCATCCGCCTCACGATCCGCGCCGAGAAGGAGATTCTGCGCTACAAGGATGACCACGCGATGTGGCACAAGCATGTGCATGGGGTGGAGTTGGACCCGGTGCAGATTCTGAAATGCATCGAGATGGACGAGCACCCGAATACCATCGATGTGTCGTGCCGGAGGACGGGCAAAACGGCGGTGAAGGAGTTGCATGCGTTGAAGCATAACGCGACCACTCCGGCGCAGGAGCTGGGCATTGTGGCGCCGCGGCTGCAGCAGTCGCAGAACAATCTGAACTATCACCTGGAAGCCATCCGCCGCTCGCCGATGTTGAAGTCGTACATCGAGTTTAAGAGCGGGCGGGAGCAGCTTTCTGACACGAAGTACCAGTTCACCAATCTTTCCAAGGCATCGGCTTACGGGATCATGTCGCAGATTGACGGTGACGCGATCAGCTACGCCTCTATCGAGGAGGTAGACGACATGCCCGCCGACCGGTTGATGTCGCGTTTCCTGCCGATGTTGGGTTCGGCGCGGCGCATGGGGGCGGCCAAGGAGGTTTCGTTCAAGCCGCAGATCCGCGTGACGGGGGTATTCAAGGGTGCGGACGTGATCCAGCAGTTGATCGACTCGAAGCAGTATCACTTGCTGCCGATCGTGAACGTGTACCTGGGCATGGAGATGGGCATCCTGAACGAGGCTTTCATGCTGGAGATGCGGGCGCAGTTGCCGGATGGGGAGTTCATCCGGCAGTTTTTGTGCAAAAACGTCTCGGCGCAGAACCATATCTGGGAGAAGTACATCCGCAAGGCGATGTCGGTGGGGTTGAAGGCGAAGCTGGAGATCGCCGACCCGATGCCGGGCGCGCGGTACAAGAAGCGCGGGCTGCTGTCGTTCGGGTATGACCATTCCGGCCACGGCGAATCGCTGCATGCTTCCAAGTCCGCCCTGGTGGTGACCGAGCAGATCGGCAACTTTGTCACCTTCCCCTTCGTGAAGACCTGGCCGGCCGGTACCGACGACAAGGTGGTGCAGCGCGATCTGCGCGGCCTGTGGGAATACTTCCGGCCGGACTATGCGATGGGTGATGCGTATGGCGTCGGCATGCTCACCGCGCTCAACGATGAACTGTATGCCCACGGCCTGACCGATATCGACCGCCGCACCATCGGCGACGGAGACAGCACGGCCACCACCTGGACGCAGTGGCCGTTCGCGCCGATTCGATTTGAGGGGATGACCAAGCACAGCATGGCTACGGCGCTGCGGGCGGCTTTCCACAACGGGCAAGCGGCGATTCCGTACTTCGATGACAGCCGCGATATCGTCGAGGCCAAGGAAGATTCGAACGTGGTGTGGTTGCCGCCCAGCGCCGAGGCTTCCACCCTTACCGGCCCGCCGGACTGGGTGGCATTCGTGCGCCAGATGGGCAACATCAAGACGCTGCCGACAAAATCCAGTTACTCAAGTTACAAGATGGTGAACGCCAAGCTGGGCGACGACTTGTTCGACGCGGCCTGCGCGGGCGTGTGGGCGCTGGTGACGCGCGGGGCGGAGGATGTGCCGACGGTGATCGGCAGCAGGGTGCAGTCGCGCGAGCAGTTGATGGGGATGCAGGAGAGGATTGCGGCGTGAGCAGGGATGTGGAACTGTTTGTGCCTGGTGCGCTGTGGAAGCGACCGCCGCCGCCGGTGAAGCGGCCGCTGAAGGTGTTAAGCGCTGCGGAATCGGAGAGGGTGGCAGAGAACAAGGCGGTGGTGTTGAAGCACATGCCGGAGCTGGTTCCAGTGATCAAGGAATTGCATGAGGTTGGGCTGATTGATGGCTGGCGCAGCGTGGGGGCGGTTGTCATTCATGCTTCGACAGGCTCAGCACGAACGGATATTACAAACGAAGGGAATGGACATGGGACTGCTTGATACTTTGAAAGCCCGGGCGAAGAGCGCGGCGGTGAGATGGGGCGGCGGGGTGCAAACGCAGCTGCTCCCGAACGAGAACGCCACCCGCAACGCACCCACCAGCGAGATCGGGCGGCGCCCGACGATGGAGGACCAGATCAAGTATGCCTACCGCGTCATGTGGGTGGATCCGGACTTGAGGCAGTCGATTCTGGATGTGCGCGAGATGGACAAGCTGGACGGGCGGGTGAAGCGCATTCACAGCCGCATCGCGCGGGACATCGTGAAGGGCGGGTTGGTGATGTTGCAGGGCGAGGCCAGCGATGTGCTGGCGCGCGAGTGGGACGAGTTCCAGCGCCGCCTGCAGCTCAACCGCATCGAGAAGATCAAGAGCGATGCGCGCGGCCTGGTGATGGAGGGGAATCTGCCTTACCAGTGGGTGCTGGATCGCGAGTACAACGTGGTGCAGGGCATCCGCATGCCTGCCGAGACTATCCTGCCTAACATCGGGCAGGATGGTTTGTTCAAAGATATTCAGAAGGCCTACATCCAATTCGACGTGATGACCGGCAAGGAATTGGCCGCGTTCCCGCTGTGGCAGCTTTGCCACGCCCGCTTTGACCCGGACAACTACGACGACATGGGCAGCATGGGGCGGCCGTTTCTGGATGCGGCGCGCACCACCTGGCGCAAGCTGGGGATGACGGAAGAGGATCTGGTGATCCGCCGCCGCATGCGTGCGCCGTTGCGGATGGCGCATGTGCTCAAGGGGGCCAGTGAACCCGAGGTGCAGAAGTATCGAGAGGGTGTGGAAAAAGACCAGGCGCAGGGAGCAGTTACCGACTACTACATGAACAAGGAAGGTGCTGTGACCGCGCTGCAGGGCGACAGCAACCTGGACCAGATGAAAGACATCGTGCACCTGCTGGATTCATTCTTCGCTGGCAGCCCGATACCGAAGGGGTTGGCAGGCTACACCGACGGCCTGGCGCGCGACATCCTGGAAGACCTGAAGCGGGACTATTACGATGAAGTGGACGTGCTGCAGGACACGCTGTCGTTCTGCTACGAGCAAGGATTCCGCCTGCAACTGCTGCTCAAAGGCATCAACCCGGATGCCGAGGACTTCAAGATCACCTACAAGGCCCGCCGCACCGAGACCATGACGCAGACAATGGACATCGCCCTGAAGATGAAGGCGATGGGCTACCCGCAGGGGATGGTGTTCGAATACATCGGCGACGATCCGGCCTATGTCGAGCGTCGCCGCGAGTGGGAGGCTAAAAACGTCGACCCGTATCCCGGCGATCAGCCGGAGCCGCCGCCGCAACCGGAGAAGCAACCGGTCTCGCGCAACCGTGGTGTGACCGTCAAGGTTACGCCGGGAAACGGTCGCAAGGGCGAGTCCGGTACCAGCATCGGGAACGGCTAAGCAATGACGCCCGAACAACTCGCCATCCTCGAAGCCACGCTGGCCGCGCAGAAGCAGGCGGTCAAGCTGGACGCCGCCGCGCTGGAGCAGCTCGAAAAGCTGTACCGTGCCGCCGCGCAGGACATCCAGCGGCAGATCGCCGCCGCCGGTGGCGCGGATGGCAATGTGTCGTTGCAGGAGTTGCAGACCGTGCTGGCACAGGTGAATGCACGGCTGAAGCAACTGACCGAGGCGCGTGACCGGATGTTTAACCAGAACATGGCCGCCGCCATCAGTATCGGCGCCGATGTGTTCGTCGGGCTTGGCATCGCGGCGCAGATCCACGCCAACACAGTCAGGACGCTGCGCAACTTCGTGGGCCCGGACGGTTTGCAGCTTTCCGACCGCATCTGGCGGCTCGACCGCCAGGCGCGCGACCTGATCACCAATGCCGTCGAATCGGCGGTGATCCAGGGGCAGGGCGCGGCGCAGGCGGCGCGCGAATTGTTGGCGCGGGGTGAGGCGGTGACGGCGGAGCTGGCGGCCAAGATGCGCGCGGCCAATGCGCAGGCGATGGCGGAGGTGGCCAGCGAGCTGCTCACCGGTGTGGGCAGCCCGATGGATAACGCCATGCGGGTGATGCGCACCGAGATCAACCGCGCCCACGGCACAGCCTATGCCGAGGGGTTCATGCAGCATCCGGACGCGGCGGGGTTGCGCTTTATGCTTTCGCCGGGGCACCCCAAGCCGGATATCTGCGACCTGCTGTCCAGGCAAAATCTGTACGGCCTCGGCCTAGGCGTTTACCCGACGCTGGAAGATACCGGCTGGCCAGCGCACCCGAACACCATCAGCTTCGTGGTGGGCGTTTTCAAGGACGAGGTGACAGCGGCAGACCGTGCCGGTAAGGAAACCCACCTGCAGGCGCTGGACAGGCTTACCCCGGCGCAGCAGATCGGGGTGCTGGGCAAGAACAAGCACGAAGTTTTCAAGGCGGGGAAGCTCACGCCGAGAATGATCCGCACGCCGTGGCGTGAGGTGCAGAAAACAATGTAAGCAGCACATTAATTCATGTGTTTCAGAAGACCGCCCGGTGCGGTCTTTTTTTATCACCCACCCGCCGCGCCACTTTCCAGCCTGTTTTTGGCTTGACCAATCCACGAAACTCTCTCCCAACCTGAAAAGGCCAGCCCGATGCAGCGGGCACACAGCTCGCTCGCTCCACCCGCTGCTGACGGCAATTTTCAAAAGGGAAGAACGTATGAGATCACGTCGAATATTGCTCGAAGCACTCAGCCCGGATGGGCTGCGTCGTTTTGTCGCCGAGTTGCCGAAGAGTTTGTCGCTGGATGGCGAAGCTCCTCAGACATGGGTGACGGTCACCAAGATCGGCAGTTTCTTCGATCCGCGCTATGGCGACTTCAAGATCACACGGGAGATGTTGCTCTCGATGATCGCGAACTTCGAAAAGCGCACATACGGCCAGGATATCTTCCTCGATGTCGCACACAAGCCATCCGATGGCGCTGCGGCCAAATTCCTGAAACTCGCCCTCGAAGGCACCAAGCTGCGCGCGCTCCTGGAGTGGACGCCGTTCGGAGTGGAAGCCGTCAAGGAACGCGGATTCGTTTATCTCTCCGCCGAATACAGCGAGAACTACAAAGACAACGAAAAGCGCGAGCAGCACGGCCCGATGCTGGTCGGTGCGGGGCTCACCATTCGCCCTGTCATCAAAGGCCTCGACCCCGTCAAGCTCTCCGAGCCGGACGACACGCCGCCCACGCTTTTACACCCCGATTTGCAAACAACCCTATTACAGGAGATTTCAACCATGCATAAATTACTCGCCGAACAACTGAAAGCCGCCCTCATTGGCATCGTCTTGCTGTCTGAAGCGATGCGCACGCAACTGCTGTCCGCATTCGAAACCGCCGTGCAACCCATCACCGACGAAGTGAAAGCCAAGGCGCTGCTGGAAACCTTCGCTGCCACCGGCAAGACGTTGGCCGAAGGCATCGCCGCTGGTAACAAGGATATCAAGCTGTCTATCGCCTCTCCCGGTTTGACCGCCGACGATGTGAAGGCATTGATGCACGCCGAAGCGAAGAAGCTGCATGAAGAGAAACTGGCAACCAAACAGGGTCGCCAGTCCAACGTCAAGCTGCTGTCGGACACCATCAACGCCGCCACCAGTCTGGACGAAGCCAGCAAGAAGTCGCTGGCCGAATCCGTTGCCGACCTGATCACGCCCGAGATGACTGCCGACCAGGTTAAGCGTCTGGCCGAGAACCAGATCAAGCACGGCAACGAGCTGGCAGCATCCAAGCAGCTTTCGGCGATGGGCTTCCAGCGTACCGGTAGCGTGCATATCACGGTCGATTCCAGCAACGAGGTGAAGAAGCTGCAGGAAGAAGCCGACAAGCGCCTGGGTATCTCCGGCATGTCGGACGGTCGCCGTTTCTCCAACACCGGCGGCCAGTTGCAGACCGTCAACAAGGAATTCGCCGAGAAAGTGCTGGCGGCATTCGACGCCGAGCGCGGCGCGCAGTTGCACCGCGAGCACAAGATGCTGGCTTCCGGCGATAGCCTGGTATCGGATGTAACCGTTCCGGCTATCTTCGAGCGCACCGTGATCCGCGAGGCGTTGTACAACATGATCGGTTTGCAGTTTGTGGATGTGGGCACGCTGCCCTTCTCCGCCTCGGCGCTGATCCCGTACAGCTACCGCGATACCGGCGCTGCGGGCATCAACAGCACGCGCGTGTACGAAGGCGGCTCTGTTCCACGTGCCGGTGTGAAGCAGACCAGCGAGACGGCCTATCCTCTGCCGCAGAAGATCGCGTTCGAGGTATCGGACGAGTTGCGTTACCTGACCGGCAACGGCCAGTTGGACTGGGATGCCACTTCTGAGAACGCCCGCAATGCCACGCGCATCATCGGCGAGGACAGCGAGCGCCTGATCTTCAACGAGATCCTGAACGCGGCAGACCAGTACGGCGCGGTAGCAGTAGCAACCGAAGCAGTGGCTACCGCCGACGGCACCAAGACGATCTTCAAGCTGGATCACTTCCCCGTCGTCCGTCCGAAGAAGGTGTACGACCTGCAAGGTAACCAGGTGGGCAGCACGCTGTATCCGATCGTGATCAAGACCAACGCTGTAGCGCGTTCCGAGTATGACGGCACCGGCACGCAGACCGCAGGCCTGTACTACACGATGGACTACAACCTGGGCGAGGTGCACTTCGTCAGCGAACTGGGTGTGGCAACTGCCCCGACTAATACGCACGCGGTCGAGGCTACCAGCTACACCTACGCCACCAACGTGTATGCCTTCGACACCGACCAAGGCTCTGTGGCAACCGACCTGTTCTGGGACACGCTGCTGTATCGCTACGGCCTGCGCAAGAACACGATCGAGTCGGACCGCTACCACATGGCGAACTTCGGCCTGATGAGCGGGACCATCCGCACCCAGATCGAGCAGGCGCGCAGCTTCATCGAGTCCGGCGCCCGCAACGGCACCGCGCTGGATGCAGAAGGCAATCTCGGCCCCGTCAAAGGCGTGCCGAACTTCCGCACCACCGCGCCCGGGCTGTACATGGGCGACCAGCGCATCATCATCGGCGAGCGCGGTACCACACGCTTCCGCATGATGAAACCCTGGGCGATGGGTCAGTTGCAGGACCAGAAGGACGCCAACGGCCGCTTCACCGGCAAGAAGGAAGCCTACGGCGACCAGTTCGTGGTGATCCACACCCCGACGCAGCTGAAGGACTCCTACACCTCGCTGGTGCTGTACTCCGGCGCCGCACGGGTTGACCGCTAAGCAGTGACCGAAGATAACCCCGCCACGATGCTGTGGCGGGGCTCTTCCCATAACAGGAGAACAAAACCATGAAAGTGCCAGTCGAGAACAAAACCAAGATGCCGATCTATGTCGGCTCAGCCATGATCCCGCCGGGCGAGACCCGGCATTTTGACGAACACGAGGTACCGCACCACCTGCGTCCTGTCCCCGTCGCCGAAGAAACAACGGTCGAGCAAGACAGTCCGCTTGCCGACCTGCTGAAAGGCACCGTCGGTACTGTCGTCGCCGCGCTAGCCGATATGCAGGCTGCCGACATCGAGCAGATTGAAGCGCTGGAAGCCTCCGGACAGAACCGCAAGGGCGTGATGGGCGCGATCAGGGAAGAGTTGTTGAACCGCGCAGCGCAGGCCGAGATGCTGGCCAAGGTTGAGGCGCTGGCTGATGAAGAGTTGGCTGTGGCGCTGGAAGATGCCAAGACCGACATCAACATCGATCCTGACTATCTGGCAGCACTGGAAGCCGAGGCCGCCAAGCGCAACCCCGAGAGCGCTGAGTAATGGCTGGCACCATGTCCGAGGCAGACCTGGTCGCAGACCTGAAGGAATCGCTTCAGGATGCTGCCGCGGTCTTTGATGCTGCCAACGATGCCGATCTCAAGCGGCATCTGGCGGCTGCGGCCATGGACATGGGGGCCAAGCGGCCGCGCACGTTGTTGGGTGAGGTGACGCTGGTGGCGGAGCAGTTCAACTACACCGCTCCGGCGGATCTGCTGTCTTACAAGTCTGACCTGTGGGGCGTGCCGGCGCGCCGCATCCAGCCGTGGGAGAAGACCTATCCGGGCAGGTTGCCGGATGTGCAGGTGGCGGTGAATGGCGCTGTGCGCGAGTTGCACTTCCTGCCCGCGCCGACCTCGTTCCAAATCGGCGTGCTGGGCTCTGCCTTCAAGTTCTACTACTTCGCCGCCCACGCCATCGGCGCCACCGCCGCCGCAACCACCATCCTACCGGGTGATCGCGGACTGCTGCTGCTGCGCGCCCAGGCCGAGGCGATGAAGGAAATGGCGATGCGCAACATCGGCAAGCCGGTAACGATGCGCGACGGCATGTCCAGCGGAACCCGCAACGGCACGCCGTCATTCCTGTTCGAGACACTGATGAAACTTTTTGAAGTAGCGACGTGATGGCACCGTTCTTACTGGCTTTGGTGAAATCCGGACTCGGCCTTGTGGCCAATGCCGCGATGGAAAAAGGCGCGAACTATCTGGAAGAAAAGACCGGCATCAAGGTCGACCTGCAAAAGGAACCCAGTTCTCAGGAATTGACACAGTTCAAGCAGTTCATGCTGGAGAACGAGACCGAGCTACAGCACATCCAACTGGAGAAGGACCACATCAGCGCTGATATATTCAAGGCGGCGCTGGCCGATACAGGGGATGCACGTCGGCGAGAGGCTGAGATCGCAACATCCGACAAAGCGCCGATGTTGAACAAGATCATCACGCCGTTGCTGGCTATTTTCACCATCCTGCTCACGTTCATCCTGTTCTCCGTGGTGATGTTCTCTGACACCCCTGTCGAGACAAGCCGCAAGGAGCTGCTGATCTACATTCTGGGTGCGCTCACCACAATCTCCAGCCAGGTGATCGCCTATTACTTCGGCTCCAGCGTTGGCAGCAAGGATAAGGACGCGGCGATCAAGGGGTTGGTGAAATGAGCCAGGTGATAGGACAAGCTGCCTTCCTGTTCGATGTGCGTAAGCTTCTCGATAGAGCCGAGCAGCTCGGCTATGTGGTCACACTGGGCGAGGCTGCGCGAACTACCGAGCAGCAGATGATCTATGTTCAGACCGGTCGCAGCAAGACGATGAACAGCGAGCACCTGAAGCGCCGCGCCATTGACCTGAACTTATTCAAGGATGGAAAACTATGCGGTCGCGAAGAGATCAAGCCGCTCGGGGACTACTGGGAGAGTTTGAACCAGCTCAACCGATGGGGCGGTAACTGGCGCGGGCTGGTGGATGCCGGTAAGAGCAGCTTTATCGATGCTCCGCATTTCGAGCGGAGAGACGGATGATGGCGGCGAACGATGGAAACCAGAAAAGGAGATAGGCGTATGCCGCTGGACAAAGACGCGACAAAAGAAGCCGTCAAAGAGGCGCTGAAGGAATGGCTTGATGATAAATACACGGCATTCGGCCGCTGGTCTTTGCATGGTCTGATGGCTATGTTGCTGGCAGGGGTGGTGTACCTCTTCATGATTTCGAACGGCTGGCACAAATGACCGCCGACTTCCACGTCCGCATCGACATCAGCCATGCCAAGCGCGGGCTGGATAGGTTGCATCCGGCGGTGGTGAGCGCTGTGGACCAGAAGCTGTGGCGCGGGGCGGAAGAGGTGGCGCGGACGGGCAAGGAGAACGCGCCCAAGGCATTCAGCAACCTGACCAACTCCATCCGCGCCGAGCGCGTCGAGTCGATGCACTTCCAGGTGAGCGAGAACATGAACTATGGCCGCGCGGTGGAAGAGGGCGGCCGGCCGCACTGGGTGAATTCCGAAAAGCTCGTTCCCTGGGTGGAGCGGGTGCTGGGGCTGCGCGACAAGGATGCGCGCAGCACTGCCTTCCGCATCGCTCGCGCCATTGCCATGCGCGGCACGCGGAAACAACCATACATGCAGCCCGCGGCGGAATCCAAGGCAGCGCGGGTGCACGAGCTGGTGCTGGCGGGCGTGGAGCAGGGCAGCAGGTGGGCGTTCGATGTCTGACCTCGGCGACCGCATGAACCTGATCAAGACCTCGCTGGCGACGGCGCTGCCTTTGCGCATCATCACCCGCGACTTTCTTCCGCACGATCAGCGCAAGCACGAAGACCTTGCAGCCGGCATCTACACCATCATCAGCCGCGACGAGGGCAACTATCCGAACTACAGCGGTCGCGAGGGGATGGACGGCAGCCAGGGAATCAAAATCATCGGGCAGATCAAGCTGGCGGAAGCCGCCACCCGCACCACGACATCCGCCATCGAGGATGCCGAGTTCACGATGGTTGACGAGATCAAGGGCTTTTTGCGCGTCCGCCCGGCGGCGCTGGCGCAACTGTTCATGAAGCGATTTTCGCAGAGCATGCAGCTCGATGCGCCTTATGGCTGGATCTCGATAGATCTGGATTTCTTGCAGTAGCCCTTCGACAGGCTCAGGACGAACGGAAGGAAGAATAATGGCGAAGAAGAACACGGCCCCTCACCCTAACCCTCTCCCGCTTGCGGGCGAGGGGACTGAATTGCGGGTGGCCTACCACAGCGGCCCCGGCGAGATCGGGTTCTGCGGTAACCACTGGCAGCGCGATGTGGCGCAGCCAATCACACAGGCGGAGTGGAACGCGATGCGGTTGCGCGCCGACTTCGGCAATTACGACTTTAAAGAGGAGACACAAACATGACTATCGCCAAAAACTCGCTTGCCCAACTGATCATGCAGTTTCAGACTGCATCGCGCACCGTGCCCGGCGCGCCGGATGCCTACCGTCTGCCGTTCGACGGCTTCGACATCGGGCGGGATCCGCGCCGCCAGGCGAACAACAGCATCACCAGCTCGCCGCTGGACAACAAGACGGACGAGGGCAGCCCCATCGTGCCGGAGAAGCAGCTCAGTTCCATCCTGGACCTGCGCAACATCGGCTTTTTGCTCAAGCTGCTGCTGGGCCAGCCGGTCACCACCGGCACCACGCTCAAGACGCACACCTTCCCCTTCGATCTGGCCGAGCGGCCCTACGCCCTGATGGAGTTGCAGCATTCCGACATCAGCAAGTATTTCCGTTTCCTGGATTGCCATTGCAGCAAGCTATCGTGGGACATCAAGAACAACGAGCAGCTCATCTCGGCCAGCATTTTGGCGGGTGAAGAGGTCGACCCGGTGCCCGGTACTGCATTCGACGCCACCCCGACCACCTTGTCCGGCTTCCGCGCCAACTCCGGCAGCGGCGTGATCTCCAACGGCGTCGACGGTGCGCTGGGCCAGATCGCTGGCGGCAACATCGAGATCACCACCGTCATCAAGCCGGAAGAGCTGGCCAACGGGCAGGACGGCTACAGCACTTTCATCCCGGAAGCGATCTCCATCAGCGGCAAGATCAAGTGCCTGTTCGACGGTGCATCCGCCTACGACCTGGCGCGCAACGGCACCAGCACCCGTCTGAAACTGGTGACGGCCGCCACCATCGGCGCAAACACCTTCGACCTGATCGTGGATATGCCCTATGTCGAGCTGACCGAAGTGCCGCTCTCTCGCAAAGGAAAGGGCGTCATCATGGTCGAGTTCGCATTCAAAGCCCACGACGGTACCACCCTGCCCACCATCGTGCTGCGCAACGACGTGGCAGCGTACTGATCTCCTCCCTGACTCCGTTGCAAGGCGGGGTCTTTTTTTATTCAGCCGTTCGCCCTGAGCCTGTCGAAGGGTGAACGCCAACAAGAAAGGAACCACCATGTCCGTCAAACTACTGCTCAACCCCGCCGCCGAAGCCAAAGCCTTCACCCACCCCGAGACCGGAATCACCTTCCACATCCGCCTGGTCACCCCGGCCGAACACGAAGCCATCCGCGCCGCGTCGCGCAACAAAAGCAGCGGTGTGCTGGACGTATCCAAATGGGGCGAGAACTACGCCGTCAAAGCCATCGCCGACTGGGGCGACGAAGTGGGCGACAAGACCGGCCCGCTGCCGTGCAACGAAGCGAACCTGCGCATCTTCGGCCGCCAGCAGGCCGTGAACATCATCCCCTGGATCGCCGAGCAAGCCACCAGCCTGGAGCAATTCCGCATCGAAGAGGAAACCGCCGCAAAAAACGGCTGACCGCCCGAACTCGCTGGGAGCGCGAGATCGGGTGGGACTACATCAAGACGCTGCAGGAAGAAGGCTACGAGGTCGACCCCGCCGATCTGCCGCCGGTGCTGGAATGGGAGGCCGTGGTATGGACGCTCTATCTGCGCATCTGCACCCAGTGGCGGCATAAAAGCTCAACCCAATACACGGCCCAAGGCAACCCCATCACCAACGACGTGCAGTGCGGGCTGGACTACAACCCAGCCATCGCGCTAATGAATTGCTGGGGCTGGGATATCGATATGGGGCTGGAGCTGCTGCAGGTGATCGAGATTGAGACGATGAACCCGAGCAAGGCGCAGGATTGAAAAGCGAAGTTGGGCGGGGTAGGATGCGGCACCACTTAACGGGAGTTGAGCATGAAGCGAATTTTATTTTTGATACTTATTATGTTTTTTCAGGCGTCCAATGCGGACGAGATAAGAAAAAAGTTCACAGATGATGGTGTGGAAATTGAGCAATATGGAAGTGTTCGGGAAGAGGGGGTATTGAATGGTGTGGCATATTCCATTTACGACGATGGGTCTGGATCAATCGCTGGTTCCAAGAATGCTTATGTAGGTAGGCACTCTGAAGATAAGAACTGGCGCACCATGTGCCACACCGACGCCATGTCAGACAAGAAGAGATGCAATGCAAGGATTCACGATTTAAGCATCACTTATTATGGTAAAGAATATTTCGTGTTATGCATCGGCAGCGACCACTATCCACGATCATCTATTTCGATAAGATTGGATTCGAATAAGCCCTTGTCATCCACCATGGAAGAAGGCGAGTGCTTCTCAAGAAAGAACAGTAATTCGATCATCGCTAAGTTAAAAATCGCAAAGCTAGTTACCACTCGATATGTGAAGTGGCCCTATGAAAATAATATCGACGACACATTTGAGCTATTCGGCTTCAATGAAGTAGTCCAGTTTTTAAAATGGGCACATGACCGCGCGCAGTAAGTAGGTTTGTCTTGACACACACAACTCGCTGCCTTAATCTCTGCCTGCCTGCCAACCGCAGGTGGTGCTGATAACACCGATATACAGGCGGATACCGCCCACACCCGTAGTTGTGGTTTTTTTACGCCCAAGAGCATCGCTCGCTCCTTTGACGAAAAAAAACAGTTTTGGCCGGGAGTGGGACGGATACAACACCCGCAAGGGAAAGAAGTCCGCGCGTTCCTGTATCGCGTTATCAGCTCCCGGCCACCCTTTGGGGTATCGACTGATAATCGTTACAGGAGAAACATCATGACAACAGCTAAGTCTGCCCGTTCTGGGCAATCATCGGCAGTCCCATTCCATTACAACGGCATCCCGCTTGCCGCCATCGAGCACGAGGAAGACTTGTGGCTTACCGGAGAGGACATCGGAAATGCGCTGGGTTACACCAACCCGCGCATCGCCATCAACAAGCTGTACAAGCGCAACCAAGTGGAGCTTGATCAGCATTCCATAGTGGTCAAACTGCCAATTTCATCTGGAGCTGCGTACCCAGGCGAGGGCGAAGACGATGCAGAAACACCCACCTGCGTAACCAATTTGGGTACGCAGGTGGGGCGTTCTGAGTCAGAAGCACCCCCTGTGTACCCAGAAAAGGGGGGTGGCGTCACTCAACTCCGCCCCGTTCGCGTCTTCAACGAAGAAGGCGTGATGATCTTGACCATGCTCAGCAGCCAGCCCAAGGCGGCAGAGTTCCGCGCCTGGGCGGTAGGGGTGCTCAAGGCTTTTCGCCATGGCAACCTGGCTTTGTCCAGCCCGGCCAACCGCCAGCGCCTGCTGGAAACCTGCATCAAGGAATCGCGCTTCGGCAATCCGGTGGCGCTGCATACGCTGATCCAGCACTTCGGCTACCCCGAGAGCATCCGCCGCGAGGTAAAAAGCAGCCTGCTGCGGCGGGCGCTGCGCCAGCCCGCGCAGGTGCCGGAGCTGGTGGATTGGTATTGCGATACCTTTTTGCCGCGCCTGCGTGATGAGATCGAGGGCGAGGCGGGGGTGTATCTCAAGGCGCTGCGCAACCGGCCGCCGTATTTCAGCCGCTGGCGCGAGATGCAGGTGGAGGGTGCGCGCTGGTGCCTGCAATACCGGGTGTCGGATATGTACACCTACGTGTGCCCGTTGGCCGAGCAGGAGGGGGTGGATACCGAGGTGACCTCGCAGATGTTCACGCGCTGGATGGGCTTTGCCGACGACCGCATCAAGGCCGCTGGGTTTGAGCGGGTGGAGCAGCCTGAGAACAAGGGGCAGAAGATGTTCCGCTTGTTGCTGGTCGGGAAGGGGGTGTGACATGGCCCAACTCACCGCAAACCAGGTCGAGTGCCTGGACGATGCAGAAGACCGCTTGTCGCATGCATATGGGGCGCTTACCGCATTCAATGCCGCGCTCAAGACGGCAACAGAATACAAGGTGCTGCCGCAGGATCTGTATGCCTTCCTATTTCCAATCCAAGGGGAGATGCTGGCCGCGTTGAACGATATTCAGACGCTGCACGGCAAGTAGTACCCACCCCTCACCCTAACCCCCTCCCGCTTGCGGGAGAGGGAACAGACGTGAAAAACGTAAACCCTTAACGCCACTTTCCAGCCTGTTTTTGGCTTGACCGCACGGCTATTGTGCGGGCATGAGTGATTCTTCCGATTCCACCTCTAACGTAAAAATCGACATCACCGCGAATGCGGATGGTGTAGCTCCCGGCGCACAAAAAGCCGCGGCAGAGATGGACAAACTCGGCACCGCCACCGCCAATCTGGACAAGAAATACAGCGCCGCCGTGGAGAGCAGCGAGAAGGTCATCAACGTCACCAACCGCACGGCGCAGCAGTTCGTCACCCTCGGTAAAGAAGTGGTCAGCGGAGACACCAACCGCATCCCCGGCACGCTGGCGCGCATCGCCATGGGCTTCGGCCCTATCGGTATTGCCGTGGGCGCGGTGACCGGCGTTGTGGCTGCCGGGGTGTGGGCGTGGATGGAGTGGGGCGACAGCGCAGAGAAGGCTGCCAACAAGGTGGCGGACGAGCTGAAGAAGGCCGAAGACTCGGCCAACCGCTCGAAGCACAAGAACACGCAGGAACAGATACAGGCAAAGCAAGACCGCATTGAGGCGCTGAAGGGGGAGATTTCCTGGGTTGATCAGTTGATCGCCAAGTACGACCAGCAGCGCAAAGCCGACCCGAGCCGAAACAAAGAACTTGCTGACCAGATAATGATGCAGGCAAAAATTCGCGGGCAGAAGCAGGCTGATATCGACAACGAGATCCGCAACATTCAGATCTTGCAAGCACCCGGTGCCAAGAAGGACACAGCCGAGAAGGACCGCATCGACGCGACCATTGCGCGCGAACAGGCCAAGTACAACAAGCTGCACGAGATGGCAGCGATGGCGGATGCGACGGATGTGGAGCGCATTCGCATGAAGCTGCAATTCGATTTGCAGGCGATGGAGAAGGAACATGAAGATGCGAAGCGGGTTTATGGAAAGAATGCAGCGCTTGAGCAGGAATATCAAGATGCGCGCATTGACCGTGTAGCAATCGCCAATGCCGAGGTGGAGCGCCTGAATTCGGCGGCCGAGGAAAAGGCAGAGGCAGAGCGCCAGCGCAAGATGCGGGCCGATCTTGGCGTAGCCAACTTCTCCAAGTTGTTGCGTCAAGGTGACTACGTTGACGCCATGACCATGGCGCAGCAGTTGACGGCAGGTCTTGCGACCAAGAGTCGGGCTGCGTTCGAGATTAACAAGGCGGCATCGCTGGCGAAGGCGACGGTACAGGGGTATCAGGCAATTACTGCTGCTTTCGCTGATGGTATGAGTTGGGGTAGTTATTATGGGGCAATCGCTGAAGCTGCACTTGCAGCCGTCTATGTAGGCGCTCAAATACAGGCGATCAACAGCACGCAGTTCGGCGGCGGGGGAAATATCTCCACCTATAGCGGTGGCGTTCCCAGCCAATCCACCTCTCCTGGCGTGCCAGTCACCCCCACAAGCCAACAACAGCAGCAACCGGTCATCGTCAATATCTACAACCAGGGCAATCTGCTGTCGAACGAATGGGTCGAGAGCACGATCATCCCGCAGATCAAGGACAGCATCAGCAACTCGGATGTGATCCTGATCGATCCTCGCAGTAGGCAGGCGCAGATGTTGGGGGCGAGGTGAAGACTGGCCGGATAACTTACGTGACTACATTGGCGAGTACGCCGGTGCAGTCGCCGTTAACGGTGGCCGATATCTTTGCGCTTGAAGATGTGTTCGCCGATACGCTGGCGGTGGGCGCCTTGCAGGATATCTACCTGTATTGGGGGTACGTCAGCGAGGACGCCAACTACGACGATCAGCGCAATGTATCGCGCTCTGCTGCCGGCGTAGTCGAGGTGACCAATTTCGGCAGCACGACCGGATTCAAGTTCAGTATCAGGAATGTTATTCAAGACCGATCGGCACAAGTGAACGAATTCGCCATTATCAATTCGCTAAATGAGGAGCTGATGAGCGGGACGCCGGTGCAGTGGTATCCGGACGCGGATAATTTCCCCGCTGAGTATTACTCGTGCGTGGCCAACAAGCGCATCGCACCGAAGCGGATAGGTCAGCGCGACCGCTATCAGTTCGACTTCGACCTATTCGTTCTCGCCGATGTGCAGATACCTTCCACTGTTCCGCCGTTCGTGATGGCCTGACCATGCTCGCCGTCAATTCAAACTTCAAAACCAAGAACGATGCGTTGGCAAAGTGGCCGGTGTATGTGGCAGAAATATTCTGGAACAACGGCAACAGCGGCGCGGATGGCACGAACGACATCTACTTCACGACGTGCGATGTGAACGAGATCACCGACTTTGCTTATCCTGAGCGCTGGTTCCCGTTCCTCAAGGCCGATTCCATCGGGTCGATGTCGCAGACGGTGGACCCGATCAACGGGGTGTCGTCAATTGGTGCGTTGGATGTGACCATCACCGATTACAACGGCATGGTGTCGGACATCATCAAGGCCGCCGACGCGGCAGGGCATGGGCTGCGCCGCCAGCGCATCAGCATCTATCAGCTTTATCGGGGTATGAGCTGGGCGGACAAGGTTCAGATGCGCACCATGCAGGTGAGCGATCTCAGGCTGACACGTCTGAATGAATACAAGCTCACCGCCGCCGATGTGCAGCGGCAGATGCAGAAGACCATCTTCAATCCGTACTCCACCACACTCACCACCGCGATCACAGGTACAGGCGCGATCACACCCAACGCGGCCGTGTTGGATGCGCGCAACTTCATCGCGGTACCTTCGGTTACTTACGGGGCTGTAGGCTTCGTCAAGATAGACGACGAGATCATGCGCTGGACGGCCAAGACAGACGCCAGTTTTACTGTGGGCGCTTCCGACCGGGGTTTGTTCGGGACTGTTGCCGCCACGCATAGCAACGGTGCAACGGTGAGCGAGGTGATTGTGCTCAACGAAAACCCGATCACGCTGGCGCTCAAGATATTGGAATCTTCCGGAACCGCCTCCGCAAACGGCACATGGGATGTATTCCCTGTCCGCTGGGGATGCAACATGGACAGCACCAATGACATCGACGAAGAAGTAATTCTCGAAGTCGGCAAACTGCTCACCGGGCTGGCCGATACAGCAGCCGCTGCAGATGGGGTGCAATTCGAATTCGTCATCGCGGAAGGCGTCGAGGCCAAGAAGTTCATCGAGGATTCGATCTTCAAGATACTCGGCTGCTTTGGCTTCGTGCGCGGCGATGGCCGATATTCGATCAAGGCCTACAACGACCTTTCCAATGCCGCCAAAGAAAATGCCGTAGCTACGCTGGATCGCAACGCCGTGGTCAGTTGGGGAGACCTGTCCTACAACTACAACGACCTGGCGAACCAGGTGTGGATCGAGTTTGACGAGGTGCCGAAGTTATCCGGTAAATACATCCGCAACACCATCTTCATCGATTCTGTCTCGATCAAGAAGTGGGGTGAGGCGAAGCAGCTCAAATATCAGGCGCAGGGTATCGTCCCGACATCGGTATTCGCCTCGCAGCTCTACCAACGATTCCAGCGCGTGCTGGCGCGGTATAGCAGGCCGCCGATGCAGATCCCGCTCACGCTGCTGCCGAAATATCACCTGCTGGAGATCGGCGACATCGTGCGCGTGTCGCTGCCTATTCGCGACCTGTTCACAGGACTGTCGCTTGATCGCGCCTTCGAGGTCATCTCGACACAACTAAAGGTCAGTACTGGCGAGGTGATGGTGAATTGCATCGCCCAGCCGGAGCGTGCATCACAATGGTTCGGCGGCGTCGGCGATATCAACTCGGTCACCATTTCCCCTGCTGCTGCCAGCATTCAGACCGGGGCGACGCAGCAGATGGTCGCCCGCGCATTCGACGGATCTGGCGGGCAGGTTCAAATCCCCGCGATCTCGTGGATCGCCAGCGGCAATGTCACGGTGGACAGCAGCGGGTTGGTCACCGCGGGCGCGGCAGGCAGCGGTACGGTGTTTGCCGTGGTCGGCGGCGCGATCTCCAACGAGGCGACCATCACCGTCACCGCAACCCCGAGTTCCAACCCCGTGGCATCGGTGTCGGTGCTGCCCAATAGTGTGCAGATCAAGGCCGGGGATACCCAGCGGCTCACAGCAATCGCTTATGACGTTTCCGGAAACCAGGTAAACGGCGTCACCTTCAATTGGAATTCTAGCAACACAGGAGTAGCGACTATTCCTGCCGGATCTGCTGTCAGCAAACTGCTTACCGCCGTCGCCAACGGCACCAGCAACATCACCGCCACCGAGACGGTCTCCGGCATCGTGTCTCCTGTTGCGGTCGCAACGGTGGCGACGCCGGGAACACCAACCTACACCCCCCCTTATCTGGCCGATTCCGCCTACCAGATCGGCACGCAGATTACCGCGCACGGACCCGTTGGCGGCCCGCATGTTATCCCTGATGGGTATAACTTCGACGCCGGCAGTTACTGGTACGACGGAAGCGTGTCTCTGGCCAGCGGAACCACCTGTACGATCAATTACACAGTGCGCATCTTTTCGCTTGGCACCATCACCATCAACGGAACAATCGATGGGGATAATCGCAACTATGATTCCTGGCCGACCTTATCGGGCACACCGCCGACCTATGTGGCGGAGGACGGCTTACGTGGGTTTGTCGGGAAAGGTGGCACGGGAGGACGGACGGTGCGTCACTTTGGCACACCCGGCGCGGATTACGATATGCGCGCCGGGAATGGTGGCGTTCCGCTGTACCAGTCAGAGCCATCGCTGAATGTGATTGTGACGGCTGAATCAGGAGGCTCTTACACCGCCGTTTCCGGTCTTCCGACAAATCTCGGTGGAGGCCCGTCCGGCGGCAAGGTGGTGATGGTTGAAACGACTCCGAGCCCAGGAATTTATCCGGCTATGGGCGTGTATGGCGGCGCTGGGCTGCTATTTATGGCGCGCGGGATATACATCACCACAGGAAATATAAATCTTCGCGGGCAGTACGGCAGCAGCGGGATATATCCAGATTACACAGTATGTGATCGCAGACACGCTCCCTCCGGCGGCGGCGGTGGAGGATCGTTTGTCGGGCTGGTTGAGTGCGACGTGAACGGGTTGCCGAATATGTCAATCAATGAATCCCGCATCATGGTGTCCGGCGGCGGATGCGTCACAGGAATAGAGCCGTCCTCTGCCACGAGATCATTCACCGCACCGCAGCCCGGAACGTCAGGCTGCGTCATCACTCAAGTAATCGGCTAACAAAGGAGCAACACATGAGCATACTTCTACAATTAAAAACCGCAGCCCTTTCATTGAAAGGAACCCTGTTCCGCACTGCGCTTCTCGCCGACATGACGGCCATCGAAACAACCGTCAATGCCAACGAATCACAACTCAATGCACTACAAGCGGCGGCGGCGGTGGCGGTGTGGTCTTCAGGCGGGTCTTACACGATCGGCCAGGTTGCCTATTCACCGACCAACTTCCTGAACTATCGCAACAAGACGGGCGCAGCCGGAACTGATCCTTCTGGCGATACGACGAACTGGGAGAGCATGGCGCAGACCGCGGTGGAGATACACGGCGCCACTAGCAAAACAACCCCGGTGAATGCGGATGAGATTGGGTTATGGGATAGCGTGAGCGGCATTCTGCGCAAGCTCACCTTCAGTAATTTATGGGTGTGGATTGCCGCAAAAATACAGGCTCAAACGGCAACTGCCTACACCGCCGTGCTCACCGGCGCCGAATACGCCGCCACCCCGGCACCGGCCATCACGGCCTATGCTGCCAACCAGACATTCAATCATATATTCGATTCGGCATGCCCGAATGCACCGACGCTTAAATTGAACGGCATCGCCACGCCGCCCAATCTGGTGCGGCAGAATCTGGACGGGTCATATGAAAATTTAACTCCAGGCGATTTCCCCGCTGGCTGGCAATCTCCGGTGAAGTTGGTGAGCGCGACGCAGGCGCTGGTGTTGGTGTTGCCGAGACGAACAAAGATTTTATCTTTCACGCGCGATCTGACCGCGGCGAGTGGGGATGTTAATTACACTGGATTCGGCGCCACGCCAAAGTCGATACAAGTGATTGGCGGTGTTTCTGTCACATCTATTGTCTCGAACGGTTTCGCTAATCAGACGCAGCTTGGATGTACCTACACTAGCTATGCTGGGATAGTAGCAATATCAAATTTTGTGGCGGCGTTTGTAACCGCGTCCGGCAATAACCAGACCGCTTCCGTTCCTGTTTTTTCCAAAGACACAGTCACCTTGACGTGGACAAAGACGGCATCTCCTACCGGCACGGCCACGTTATATGTCAGAGTGGAGTATTGATGAAAGCCACGATAAATTCTGCAAGTGGTCTGATGGTCGAGTCTCAGTGTGATGAGGCAAGCGATGCTGCGCTGATTGCTAACGCTGCTGCGCTTGGGTATGCGAACGTGGAGATACGTTCGGTGACCGAAGCTGAGCTTGCGGTGCTCATCGAGGCGAGGGTCCCGCTTGCCGAGCTGACCACTAATGCCATCGCTCGCACCTACCACGATGTCGATACCCTTTACGCCATCGCCATCGGCAACCGCGGGCCTGAGTATTCCCAAGCCGAAACCGATGCCCGTGCGTACAAGGCCGCCAGTTACTCCGGTGCGGTCTCGCCTTATATCTCAGAGTGGGCTCTGGCCAAGGGTGTGACGAACCAGCAATCTGCCGATTCCATCATCGCCCGCGCCGATGCATTGCAGACCGCCAAACTGGCGATGCGCAACCAGCGCTTTGCCTCGCAAAAGGCGATGCAGGATGCGACAGACAAGGCGCAACTCGATGCGGCGGTGGCGACGTGGGAGTTCTTTATCGCCTCACTCAGGACCGCGCTGGGGCTGTGATGGTCAAGCTCGCCCTCTACAAAGGCAAAGGCAAGATCGGCAACGCCATCACGCGCTGGTGGACGGGGGCGCAGTATTCGCACTGCGAGCTGGTGATCGGCGGCGTTTGCTACTCGGCTTCGTTGATGGATGGCGGAGTGCGCGCCAAGCTGATCGACCTGACCAGCGGCAACTGGGATGTGATCGAGCTGCCCTGGGCGGATGCCGGACGCGTGCTGGACTTTTACAGCCGCACCTGCGGGCTGGCCTACGACTGGCTCGGCCTCTTCCGCGGCCAACTATTCAACCGCGGGCGGCAGGATGGCAGTAAGTATTTCTGTTCGGAGTGGAACGCGGCGGCGCTGGGATTGCCGACGGCGGAGATTTATTCGCCGGCGGCGCTGGGGGAGTTGTGCAGGGCTTTATGGAGTAAGGGTTAGCGCCCTTGCTCCTGTTTGGCTGTTATGCCATTCAACGTCCCGCGCTCAGTGTAGAGCACGTCGGATACAACGCCGTTCTCAAAGATGAACGAGTATGAAATGGAATTCACCACAGAGTTCGGCTTGTACACATACATTTGTCTTCCTCCCACAGTTACCGTGCTATCGGGTGGGCCGAGTCTTGCGACAAGTGCGGTCTCATCCAACGATCCAAGCGGGAAATTCTGCAAGTATGCCGGTGGGTAAGTGTATTTATGTGGACGAACATCGGCGGATGCGCAGCCGACAAGAATAAGCGCTAGCAGGATGTATGCGAGTTTCATGTGCTTCCCCTTTGAAATAGAACAACCGGATTCTATTTAAACAGCGACACCAGCGCGAGCTGCTTTTCAACCGACATGCGCTTGAACAGGCTCAGCATCTGCCGCTCGATGTCGCTCAGCTCCGGCGCGTATGCCGCAACCGGACTCTTCAACGTGTGCTTCTGACCGCTTGGGGTCTCCAGGCTGCTACTCAATCGCATCACGATCTCTGTATTCAGGCTGCGGCCAGCTATTTTTGCCTCCCTGTCCAGACGGTCTTTCAGGTCTGCCGGCATTCTGACGCCGAAGGGGTGTATGTCGCGGACTTTCACTTGCCTCATGGCCGTCCTCCTATGGTTGCACAGTGTAATCACAAATCCCTTGACGGCGAATTCTCACTGTGTAACCATAGTTACACGATGTAACCATGCAAGAGGCAGCCATGAACCATAAATCGAATCTTGTCGTACCCGCCAATGGCGAGCCATCTGTGGTTCGCTTCCCCAATGGCCTGTTGAAGCAGCTCGGCGCAGAGGCGGAGAAGAACGGCCGCAGCCGCAACAGCGAAATCGTGTATCGGCTGGTGCAGTCTCTCAACCAGGAACAACAAGCAGCATAGGTAGGAACCGACCAGCGTTGACGCGCTGAACGGTTCCGGGTGTGCGTGATACACAGCTCGCAAGCACAGTATCCCGCCCGCCCTCCAGCAACAAAAGGTTAGTTTTTTGGAGGGTTTCACAGATGGGCAATCCAGTACCCAGGGATGTGCAGCAGGCGTTCCGCGATGTCTGTTTCGAATTCGGCGTTGAAAAGCTGGCCGCGATGATGGGCATGTCGGTCGGCACGCTCTACAACAAGTGCAACTGCAACGAGAACGAGAACAACCACAACAAGCCTTCCGGCCGCGAGCTGGTGCTAGTGACTTTGCTCACCGGCGACAAGCGCATCGCCCAGGCTTTCAGCCGCACTGTGGGTGGCATCCACCTTGATCTGCCAGACCTTTCCAACCTGACCACTGATGCGCTGATGCTGCACCTTGTGCGCATCGAGGAGGAGGGGGGCGATTTCTACCGCGCCCTGCACGGCGCGCTCAAGTCGAACAATGACATCACCGGCAATGAATTCGCCGACATCGAGGCGCGCGGGCATGAGTGGATCGCGGCGATCCTCGAAAGCCTTGTGCGCATGAAGGAGATGTCGGGAGGTGGCAAATGATCACCCTTCGACAGGATCAGGGCGAACGGCATGTACCGGCCGCCGTCGCCAAGCACGGCATCACCACCCTGACCGACAACCTGCAGCCCGGCGAAGCCTTGAGCATCAGCCGCGCCTTTATCACGTTTTTTCGCCCCGAGTTGGAAGCCCGCTTTTTATCCGGAGGGAAGCAGCCATGCGCAAACAACAACAGCTCGCCCTTCCGATCGGGCAAGTAGAGGTGCCGGAACATCTGCTGCGCGAGGCTTATCGGCGCAGTGGTTTGAAAAGGGAGTTCGATGAGGTGATGCAGATACGCCATCTCAGCATCAGCCTGAAACATGAGGCGGTCGCGCTTGGATCGATGGGGAGGAAGAGGAAATGTGCGAATACATGAGTTTTCTTGCCGGCGTCTTTGTTGGTGCGCTGCTGGTGATCATTATCCAGCTAAATGATTTTGCGAAGGGGGTGAGATGAAATCAGTACCGATAAATCCGCAGATGCGGTTGGCCGAGGTGAACCGCATCGCGCGGGAGCAGGGTTGCCGGGTGAAGCTGATCAGCGTGCAGGGGCATGTGGATAACGCCTTCTCGGCGCTTTCCGATGGCAAGCACGAGACCGCCCTGGAATTCATCCGCGCCGCCAGCGCGCAACTGGATGAGGTGATGCCGTGCGCCGCCTGATCCGCCGCATCGAGAGGGCCTCCATCGCCGCACACGAGTTCGTATGCAACACCTGGTTCTACCTGCGCCGCGGCCACGATATCGGCACGGCGCTCAGTCTGGCGCGCGATACGTTGCCGAGATAACTGTTTTACCCGCCCGGATGGGCATTTGAAAAAGGAGCGAGCGATGCAACATCAGAACGAACCCGAGGGCGTCTTCCGGCGCTTCCTCACCAAGAGTGAACAGCCGAAGTTCCTGGGCACGATCCGCCAGTTTTCCGACCTCATCGCCAAGCGCGACCATGCCGTGTGCTGCTTGTTGATCGCGGGTGGCTTCCGCATCGGCGAGCTGCTCAAGACATCGGTTGGCGATGCTGTTTCCGCGCTGGACACGAACTACTTCTTCATCCCCAAGGAGCATCGCAAGGGAGAGGTGGCCGATCTTTCTCAACTGGTCACCACCACCATCCGCGCCGCGCTGCTGGATCTGCTGTCGTTGCGCGAAGGGGCCGAGATGGACGAGGCGCTGATCGTATCGCGCAAGAGCAAAGAGCGCGGCTGGTCTGCCATGACGGTGCGGGCATTCGAGCTGCGCGTGGCGCACTGGGCCAAGCTGGCGGGCCTGCCGGAAGGTGTTTCCCCCCACTGGCTGCGCCATACCCACGCCAAGAACATCATCCGCGAGAGCCAGGCGGCAGACCCGATGCGCATCGCCCAGGTATCCCTCGGGCAGAAGAGCCGCCGCAGCACCGAGATCTACACCCGCGTGGACCGCGAGGAGATGGATACCGCGCTGCTGACCACCGACCGCGCTATGAACGGCAGGCCGAGGGTGCGGATTGCGGATCTGCGGAAGCGGTTTGAGGGGAGGGTGGGGGCATGAACCAAGCAACTCTGGACATGGAAATCCCTACACCAACTCTTGAGGTGGTGATGAAAGGCATCGAAGCACTGGAGCGCGATACCGATCCGAAGGCCAGGATCGAGGTAAAGATGACGCTTTCGGAGCCGGAAGTGAAGAAGCTGCACGCCTGGATGCATTCTGACACCTACGAGAAGGCGCAGGCGTTGCGCAAGGACGACATCAAACTGTGGCAGGACAGCCTGGAATATCTGGTCAATTACGCCATGCGGGAATATGGCAGCGGCTCGACGGTGATCGCCAAGGTGTTGGTGTCTCTCTACAACAGCCGGGTTGTGAAGGTGGGGCTGGTCGATGATTTGTGGTCGCTGGATGGCGTCAACTTCGAGCATTGCATGAACGTGATTCGCCTGTGCTTCGAAACTCGCCAAGAGCCGCACAGCTTCTTCCAGAACGGCGGCGACCTGTTCCAGTACATCATCAAGCGCCACGGGTTGAAGAAGGCGGGGAACGTATGAGCCGCTGCACAACCCACCACCACGCCTGCGACTGCCGCGAGCAGAAGGTGGCCGTGCTGATCAAGTGCGCACTCGATCTGGCACCGGCCGTCGATTTAATCAAGGCATTTGCAAACATTCCAGCGTCCGAGAAAGCGCGGATTCTGGACATTGTGGAGCGCACCTACGATGCGATCGAGCAGTTAGGCATCGACGTTGCTACCGGCCTCGCCACGCCCACTATCGAGATTAACCTGCAAGAGGGGCAGTTATATCCCGCCGAGGTTATCCGCACGCTGCTTATCCCCCCGCTGAAGGAAGCGACAGAATGAGCTCCCGCGATAACCACCGCAAAAAAAGCCGCAAGCCTGCGCGCACCAAGCGCTACACCCCGAAGCACATCAGCATCCCAGTGATGAAAGGCCTGCGCGACGAGTTCGGCATCGTGCTGCACAGCGCCATCGCTGCCGCCGAGCTGGGTGTGTTCAACACCCACCAGTACGACCGCATCGGGCAGGCGATCAACTGCGTGTGGGGTGCGCTGGAGCTGCGCCCGCCCAGGGATTCGGAAGCCGCCAAGCTGGTGATCGAGGGGGCGATGCGTACCTTGAACGAGGCAGGCAAGCGCGGCGACGCCACCGGCGTGTGGGAGCTGCGCGAGCTGGAGCGTGCCGCCATTCTGGCCGGGATCTACAAGGCCGAAGAGCTGCTGCCGCGCATGGACGTGAACACCATGAACAGCGCCATTCAGCAGTTCAGGCTGCTGCACGCCGAGGAAACCACCCGCAAGGTCTTTCATTCACCCGCGATCTGCGGGAAAACTCAATTTGAAGGGATACCAGCATGAACGCACCAGACCCTCACATCCGCCCTGACATTCTCACTTTCCGTGGCGAGTATTTCGATTTCCTCAACCCGAAAAACAACACGTTCGACATCCTCGACATCGCCCACGCCCTGAGCAACGTGTGCCGCTTCGCCGGGCACACCCGCGAGTTTTACAGCGTGGCGCAGCATTCGGTGATGGTGGCGCGCATCTGCGTGCGCCAGGCAGCCGTGGCGGACATCATCGACCACGGCCGCGCCGGGCTGCTGCATGACGCAGCCGAGGCCTATCTGGGCGACATCACCCGCCCGCTGAAGCAGTTGCTGCCGGACTACAAGGTGATCGAAGCGCGCACCGAAGCCGCCTTGTTTTCCGCCTTCCGCATCCCACACCCGCTGCCCAAGATCGTGAAGCACGCCGACCTGGTGATGCTGGCCACCGAGCAGCGCGACCTGATGCCCCCGCATGACGACGAATGGACGCTGCTCACCGGCATTGAGCCGCTGCCGGAGGTGATCAACCCCTGGCATCCGGAGAAGGCGGAGCGGGAGTTTTTGTTGATGTGGGACGACTTGATGGGGAGGGTGTGATGGGCATCAATATGGACACCTTGAAGAGGATGCACGACGCGGCCAGAGCCAATGGCACGACTTCGCGCGAATTCCAGCAGTTTCAAATCAAGATGTACGAGGCGTTTCCCACCATCTACGACATCGCGGTGAAGCTGACCGACAGCAACAACGCCATGCAGAAGAAGATGGAGCTGATGGATGAGGTTTTGGAGCTACTGCAAACTTCAAAAGGAAACATCGAATCCCTGCGCGCTGCATGCAAATGCACAACTTACGACGTGTGGCTGGAGGGAGTGGACGGATTGATCGCGAAGGTGGGGATGCCGACATGATCACCGCCGACCTCATCAACGGCCTGTTCGAACTCATGGCCGGTTTCTTCGTCCTCAATCACTGCCGCATCCTCCACGCCCACAAGCAGGTGCGCGGTGTCTCGCTCACCAGCTCCGGTTTCTTCCTGCTGTGGGGTGTGTGGAACATGTACTACTACCCGGCGCTGAACCAGCCGCTCAGTTTCTACGGCGGCGTGTTCGTCGTCGTGGCCAATGCCTTTTACCTGGGGATGATGCTGCGCTACCGGAGAGCGGAAGCATTGGCGGAGGTGTTTGACGAGCATCAGTTGTACCTGGGCGTAGAAAGCACCGGCAGCTTTCCTGTGAAGGAGGCCTGACATGCATACCTGTCCAGACTGCGGCCAAGCCTGCTCTTGCAATGGCGATATCGATGACCTGCTGGATGCAGATGCCAGCTCTGACGAGTGTGTGCATTGTTTGGCGGCGGCTGAAGAAATCAACGAAGAAGAGGAAAACTGAATGAGAAGCCCCATCACCACCCACGAAATCCGCCACTTCCACCTCTTCTGCGGCCTCGGCGGCGGCGCTGCCGGGTTCAACGCCGGGCAGGCGCGCGTCGGCAACGCTCAGGCAAAGTTCCGCTGCCTTGGCGGCGTAGACGTGGATGCTGCCGCGATCAAGGACTTCAACCGCCTCTCCGGCACGCCCGGAACCGTGCTGGATATGTTCGACCGGGACCAGTACACCGACTTCCACGGCAAAGAGCCGTCCGCCAGCTGGCGCGAAGCCACTCCGGTGGACATCCAGCGTGCGGCCGGCAACGAGCGCCCGCACATCGTTTTCCTTTCTGCCCCGTGCAAGGGTTTCTCCGGACTGCTTTCTGAGGGCAAGAGCAAGACGGACAAGTACCAGGCGCTGAACCGGCTGACAGTGCGCGGCGTGTGGCTGATGCTGGAGGCCTTCGCCGACGATCCGGCAGAGTTGATCATCTTCGAAAACGTGCCGCGCATCGCCAACCGTGGGCGCCACCTGCTGGACCAGATCGTGGATCTGCTGCGCGCCTATGGCTACGCCACCGCCGAGACCACGCACGACTGCGGCGAGATCGGCGGGTTGGCGCAGAGCCGCAAGCGCTTCCTGCTGGTGGCCCGCCACACCGGCAAGGTTCCGCACTTCCTCTACGAACCGATGAAGAAGCCGCTGCAATCCGTGGGCAGCGTACTGGGCAGGATGCTGCTGCCCGGCGACCTGCGCGCAGGCCCGATGCACCGCGTGCCTTCCCTGCAATGGAAGACATGGGTACGGCTGGCCTTCGTGGAGGCTGGCAGCGATTGGCGCAGCCTGAACAAACTGGCGGTGGAGGATGGGGCGCTGCGCGACTACCTGATCTGCCCGGAGTTGCAGAACACGGTGCTGGGCGTGCGCAAGTGGGAAGAGAAGACCGGTGCCGTGGTCGGGCGCAGCCTGCCGCTGAATGGGGCGTTCTCGATTGCAGACCCGCGCTACAACGGCCACGAGTACAGCCAGTACGGCGTGCTTAATTACGACGAGCCGATGGGCGCAGTCAGCGGCCAATCCGCACCGGGCGGCGGCAAGTACACCATCGCGGATCCGCGCATGCCCCCATCCGCCTCGCGGCACTACAACCTGTACCGCGTGGTGCACTGGGACAAGCACAGCAACGTGGTGGCAGGCAGCACCCATGTGGCAGGGGGCGCGATGTCGGTCGCGGATCCTCGATCACACACCGGCTTCGGCGGCAAGGGCAAGTACAAGGTCACGCCGTTCGACTCTTCCTGCAACACCGTGATCAGCGGCAGCACCACCGGACAAGGTGCGTTCGCCGTGGCCGACCCGCGCGCCATGAGTCGCGGCAAGGGCGACAACTACCTCACAGGTGGGCACTACGGCGTGGTGGGCTGGGACGAGACCAGCTTCGCGGTGAGCGGCTCCGCCTGCCACGACAACGGCAACTGGTCCGTGGCCGACCCGCGCATGCCAGAAGCCGCCGAGAAGCTAATCGCCATCATCCGCTCGCTGGACGGCACCTGGCACCGCCCCTTCACCACGCTGGAACTGGCCGCGCTGCAAGGCCTCGTGGATCCGGAAGAGCAGCTCGAACTGGACGGTCTCAGCGACCAGGCATGGCGCGAGCGCATCGGAAACGCGGTACCGGCACCAGCTGCACAAGCCATCGCCAGCGAAATGGGACGCACCCTGCTGCTGGCATGGACAGGCGGAACCCTGCCGCTGGCGCTGACACCGATCTGGGTGCGGCCGGTGGCGGTGGCGATGAATCTGGCGAGGATCACAGAATGAACTCACCCTTCTTCCCCATCGAACGCCTGCGCCTGTTCGCTGCCGACAGCCAAGTGTACCGCGCCTTCCACCACCTGATCGCCGCGCGCATGGGCACTCTGCTGCTGGTTCCACTGCACCTGGTAACCGGTCGCTGCGATGCGGTGGTGGATGGCTGCCCGGTGCCGTGGGAGGAGGTGCACGCGGTGCTGGAGTATCCGGCCATCCATCCCCTTACCAACCCTTCCAAATGGAACGGATTGACCCAGTTGATAGATGAAGTTCAGCAGTTGGAGCACCTCGGCATCGATCCGGATGAGTGCGAGATGGATCACATAACGCCGATGGTGAAGGGTGAGGAAAAAGTGTTGCGCCTCGTGCATCCGTGCGGGGTGAGGTATGCAGTTGTAGTTAGTTGAAAACAAACCAAAGGAGAATTCATGAAATCATCAGTCGCAGAAATACCAACAATCCTCGGAACTGCCATGGGCGGAGGGTTCTATGCCGGGCGCTATCAAGCCAACGTAAAAACCTTTGCCATCATCGTCCCGTCAAAGGCTGAGAGTCGCCATGATCCGATGTGCTGGAATACCAACTACAAGAGCGTCGAAGGTGCGCTGTCCGTACACGACAGCATGGCAAATACCCTGTCGATGGCCGCAGCGGGTAGCCCACTGGCTCAGTTCGCACTCGACTTCCGCGCAGGGGGACAGGATGACTGGTGCGTGGCTGCGCAAGACGTTGCTGAAATCGTCTATCGCAACCTCAAGCCAACGACTGACACAAACTCTCTCTACATGCGCTCCGGAATCAATCTGAGCGCCATTGTGCCGACACCACCTTACACGCCAGATTTCCCTGCACAGACGCTTGCAGAGGCATTCCAGCAAGGCGGCAGCGAAGCGTTTGATGCGGATGCCTATTGGACATCTACGCAGTCCGCCTCTTACGCTGGCTACGCTTGGTGTCAGCACTTCTACAGTGGCCTTCAGATCACCAATAGCAAGTACCGCAAGCTTAGCGGCGTGCTCGTCCGCAGTTTAGAAATTTAATCATTCAGTTATTTCAGGAGGTTCGAACATGTCAAATGCACGATCAGCAAAAGAGCAGTTTTTGAAAGACAACATGCGTCCCGATGAGGACTATGCCGGAATCTTGCTGGGAGATAACGGAGCGGCAGATTCTCATCTGTGCGTGTCGCGCATCAAGGTTGAAAACTCCACCTTTCAACAGGTCATCGATTGCGCCAAGAAACACGGCTACCGCTCAGCATCCCTGCGCGAACTCGGTCTGATTCGCGTCAATCTGCGCTCTCAGGAACGCTTCAAAAGTGGCGTATTTTGGTCGTGTGAGCAGTCCGCCTCTCACGCTTACGACGCTTGGTGTCAGTACTTCAACTATGGCATTCAGGGCACCAATGGCAAGTACAACAAGCTTAGCGGCGTGCTCGTCCGCAGTTTAGAAATTTAATCATTCAGTTATTTCAGGAGGTTCGAACATGTCAAATGCACGATCAGCAAAAGAGCAGT